AAAAATGAACAAAAATATCTAATTAAGGATATTAAACAGGATTTGTATACAAATACGACGAATACTCACCGATTGAAAATATATACGAGTGGTTTAGTTTCAAGTTGGATGTGGTATTATAAAAGAAGTGACGTTTATTTAAGAAATGAGTGGTCTAATTATTCAAATTGGAAATATAAAAATATAATACCATACGATGTAATAAAAGCACCCGAGAGCGGAGACACACAGTATGATCATTTTTATATAGGCCCCGGATTCAATATAGTACAAGTATATCCAGGTATACCTGGCGATCGCCCAGATACTTCAATAGAAGATCCTACATATTATTTCATAACTCCGCCATTGAATGATGCAAATAAAAAGCAAATTATGAATCGTATTTCCATCTATATGGATGGAAAATTTAGAGAGAATGAATTTGACCAAGGTGTATATAGTTATATTGAAAAATATAAAATGAGCGATGGTAATTCATACGATTGTTTGTACAATTATAACTTTGCTCTTCATACAAACCCTTATGATTTGCAGCCATCCGGAGCAATGAATTTAAGTAAATTTAAAACAATTGAATTTGAGATAAGTACAATTCTTCCACCATTAGACCCAAATGCACTTTCAACTACAATATGTGACATAAATGGGACTACAATCGGGACGATAAATCCAAATTCAATATATTTGTACAATTATGATTTGTATTTGATTGAAGAGAGATATAATATGGTTCGTTTCATATCAGGTCAGGCTGGATTAGTGTATGCACGATAATTGCACGGCATTTCGCGAGACGCATACAGTTGTGGAAAATTACCCGTATAAGGTTCTATACTTGATTGATATAAACATGCTAAAATAACAATCGTACATAAAATAATAATTATGTTCATTATAAAATATAGATATATATTTAATGAGTAAAAAAAGTGATGATTTTGATATTGCTGATTTTAAAGAATTAATCAGTAATCTTAATAATATATTTTTTGATGCATTGAATAATTATATTGTATTATTTTCAATTACACTTTTGATTTTATTTTTTGTATCTTCCGATAAGTCAGACGCTTATGTAGCAGATGATATTTTTCACTTTATGAATATATTAACAGATCCATGTAAAAAAGAATTAAGAGGAGGGTCGGGTATATCTAGTGCAATAAATACATTAACCGATGCAGCAGGTACAGTACAAAATGTTGGAAAAAATATTAACAAATTTACAACTAATGTAAAAAAAGACGTTGATCATGAAAAATATTTGAAGGATACACTTTTATCGCTAACAGGTAAATATTGTAGTGATGAAAGCAATATTAACGAAGCATCTTTTTTTGATTCTGCATTTTATGCAATACATTCTAGCTGGTTAGCATCTTATAATGCAATTCAATGGGTAAACGCAGGTATCATGATATGTATTAGTATGCAACTTGATTGGTGGATTTTGAAGCCGAATCATTTTATAGGAATTTTTGTAGCATTTATTTTATTTATGATATTGATAAAAGGTTCAAGTACGTTTGTTGAAACAATGATACAGTATACAATGAATACGTCAAAAGGCATGGCGTCTAGTTATATAAATAGTGTTTTATATTCATGTTTATCTGGATTTTTAAGTGTACTTTTCTTATATTTTGCAGTTGCAAGTGTCGCATATGTTACTTTTTTGGCGTATGGAGCCATTAATATAAAATCAGAACAATCCGCGACTACGCTACAATTCATGTATATATTTTTGGGATTGATGTTGTTATTCTTATTTGGATATAATATAGTTCCGTCTATTGATGTACCCGACATGCCTTCAATGCCAGATATTCCAAATTATGACGGTACGTCGCGTGCAGATAGACCTACGCCCGCTCCAAAACCACCATGTAACAATAGTTCACAAACTTTATCACAAGTAATTATTATATTCATACTTCCATTTATCGCAGCATTATATTGTTTAGGTCAACTCGTATATAGGGGGTTGATTGGTATTACGAGTGCTATGGATACATCTGATATGCAACACGCAAGTAAAATGAAAATGGTATTTGGTTACTTTGTATTTTCTATTTTACTGTATACACTTTGGCCTATATTATTACACTTTACGATTCCGTCTATCATCAAAAGTTTTGGTACAAAAGAATTGTTAACTCTGTATTATTCACGTGTACATATGTTAAAAATATAATTTAAAGATTATAAGGAATGTTTAATAATGCCTAAAAAAACAAAAAAACTTCCAAGAGTCAGTATATGTACTCCAACTTTTAACAGACGTCCTTTTTTTAAAGGAATTATAAAAAGTGTTTTGATGCAAGATTATCCAAAAGAATTAATAGAATGGATCATTGTAGATGATGGTACAGATCCGATTGAAGACTTGGTGAAGGACATTCCATTTGTCAAATACTTCAGAGTTGAAAAAATGCGCCTTGGTAAAAAGAGAAACTACATGCACGACATGTGTTCCTTTAAAGAAGATGGTGCAATTCTAGTTTATATGGATGATGACGATTATTATCCGACCGATCGTATCTCTCATGCGGTTGATAAATTAACACATTCTACAGCATTATGCGCGGGTTCATCTGAAATATACATCTGGTTTAATACATTAAATAAGATGTACAGATTTGGTCCATATGGGCCGAACCATTCTACCGCAGGTACATTTGCATTCAAGCGCGAGCTTTTAAAACAAACGAGATATGAAGATGACGCATTGCTAGCAGAAGAAAAATATTTTTTAAAAGATTATACGATCCCATTTGTTCAGTTGAATCCCACAAAAAGTATATTAGTTTTCTCTCATGAACAGAATACATTTGACAAGAGACGCTTAATAGATGCCAACAATAAATATTGCAATGAGTCTAATTTAAAAGTGTCTAATTTTATAAAATCAGAAGAGATGCGTAATTTTTATGTATATGAAATACAGGAGCTTATCAAAGATTATGAGCCGGGTAATATTAAAAATAAACCAGAAGTGTTGAATGAGATTAAACGAAGAGATGGTATGAGAGAAAAGTCGCAGGCCCCATCACAAATGGAATTATTGAGCGCATTACAGAATAAAACACAAGAGTGTAATACTCTAAAAGAACAACTTTCAAAAATATTGACAATCATAAAAGAAAAAAACCTACAACATCATTTTATTTGAAAGTAATTTTTTGCTCTATTTATTTCTATCAGCGTTAGATTTGCAGTATTGTTTAATAAGGAGTAATATAATTCCTTTTTTGAACATTTTAACTGATTGCATAATGTTATAATAAATGAATTATTGTTGTATTCATTACTGTATTTTGTAAGTACTTTGGTAAAGCGGAATTCTGTATTTCGTTTCGGTTTTAAATTCGTATTCTTGTACAAATAATAGTTGTGTAAAATTTTAAAATAGTATGTCATTTCATTGAAAATCCATAATTGTTTTTGGAAACTGATTCTGTCAAAATAATCCCCGATACAAAAATTAGTTAAAAATTGTTTATAAAAAATAATATCTTCATTCGTATGTATTAGATCAATTATATTTTCGTGAAACAGTAAAGACTGGGTGGCTTTTTCACTATCAATAATAAAGTCTTGATCAAATGATTTAGTCATTATCTTTTTGATATTATTTTGTATATTTTTTTCATAATTGTTGTACATCAAATTGTTATTTGTCGTGATATGTATTACGTTGCAGAATTTGAATATTTCTTTTATTTTTTTATCATAATAGTTTGTACCGCATAATATAAGTGTAAAATTTCTCTTTTTTTTATTTTTTTCCTCAAATTTGAATTGCTTTAAAAGAGCTGTCAGTATTTTTTTATCATTTGTTTGCAAGAAATCTATATTATCAACAACACATACTTGTTTTGTATTATTCAATGACATTTTTTGTAAAATGCTAGGTTGTGCAAAAATGACCAAATCTTCATACGATGAAATATCTTGTATAGAAATGAATTTAATATCATAGGGTAGTTTTTTTAGAAGACTTGTTTTACCGCATCCAGATTTTCCATGAATGTAAATAGGTTTGTTTAAACTTATATAATTCATTATCTTTTCCATTTTATATATTATAATATCCTATTTAACTAATTATAACATATTGATGATTTATTCGTGACATATCGCAGGGTTATTCGTTACACCATCCCATGATACAGAACAGTCATTCGCCCAATTTTTTTTAGTGCATAGCGCACTTGATACTCCTATTCCAGGGTTCTTAAATTCTGAAAAATTTACTTTACTACAACTTAAACCCGTTTTTTTACTACTTTCACTCGATACGAACCATACATACTCGTTTGCGATACAATTACCGCTTCCATCTGTATTATAATAATCCGGGCACGGTTGTACCACGGGAGGATATATTTGCTTATCTTTTGTTCTATACATAATAATAGCCATAATAACTAATATTAATAAAACACTTAAAATAACCGAAACGAATAAATTTTTGTAAAATATCATATAAATAAATATAATATTATATTAATG